CCTTTGCTTCTAGAGTTGAAAATGTAAATCCATTCAATATGGTTGAATATGTTGGTAATTTACAACTCACACCATCGTCAGATTCTTGGGTAAGAACAATCTATGTTGATGGTGGAACAAGACGGCAAACTGGTAGTTTTGATGGTAGTTACACAGAAACTGTAAAAACTTCCAGCGTTAGAGATCCTTTCATTCGTGAAAGCAATGTATCGTATAGTGTCACTGGACTGAAAGCGTTTACAAGATATTATCCATTCTTCGATAACACTTCTGGAATTGATATTGTTCCAAAACTCATTGAAATTACAATGACATCTGGTGTCTTTAATATTGGTGAAAGAGTCAGAGGTTTTGTTGGTTCCAGCAATTTGTTCAATGCAAGAGTTGCACAACCAAACCACAAGTCCGGAACATTTAATAGTCCATCAACAACATACTCATCTAATCCATATAATACCTCTATAGAGTTACCTACATCATATTCTGCATCTTCTACTGTTTTAAACGTTGATCATTCTTCACTTGCTGACAGAAGTGACGGTAGATTTGGTGGATATTTAACTGCAGGAATGGTTCTTATTGGTGAAACAAGTGGAGCACAAGCAACAGTATCCAATGTCAGAGTTATCACTGATCTAAATGGATCTGCTCTTGGTACTTTCTTCATCAGAAATCCATTATCTTCACCAGTTCCACCATTAAGATTCTCCACAGGAACCAGCACCTTTAAACTGACATCAAGTGCGACTAATGCTGAACCACTTCCAGGAAGTTTGTTAATCAGTAGTGGAGAAACTACTTACAGCACCAGTGGTAGAATTGATACATTTAGACAAACCAGGGTGATTGTAAGAAGACCACCCCCACCACCACCAAGAAGAGTTGATCCTCTCGCTCAGTCATTTACTACAGATACTGATAATGGATTATTCTTGACTTCTGTTGATTTGTATTTTGCAAGTAAGGATACAGTTGAGGATTTGATCGTTGAACTCAGAACAGTTGAGTTAGGTACACCAACATCCCAATTGGTTGAAGATTATGCATCTGTTTCGGTAAGTCCAAGTCAAATTACCACATCAACTGACGCATCTGTTAAAACAACGGTAAGTTTCCCATCACCAATTTACTTACAACCAAATACAGAATATGCTTTGGTTCTTTTATCTCCTGCTTCAGATAACTATGAAGTTTGGATTGCAAGAATGGGTGAGGTTACTATTGAGACTTCAACATTACCAGATGCGGAAACAATTAAAGTTGGACAACAATACACTGGTGGAAGTCTGTTCAAATCTCAAAATGGTACTATTTGGACAGCAAGTCAGTTTGAAGACTTGAAATTCACTCTTAACAGAGCAAGTTTCAGTTCGACTTCAGGAACAGCATATTTCTACAATCCAGATTTGGATAATGACAAAGATGTAGTAAGACTAACTGCAGATCCAGTGAAGACTTTACCAAGAAAGTTGAGAGTTGGAATTACAACTACAACCACTTTAAATGATGTGTTAGTTATTGGTAGAAAAGTCAGTGATACAACATCAGCAACTGGTCCTTATGGTTATATTGAACAAGTTGGTGGTAGAGTTAGCACTTTAAGTAATACTTTAGTTGGTGCTGGATATAGTGATGGTACATTTACTGGTGTTCCATTGTATTCAATTACTGGATCTGGTACTGGTGCAACAGGTGTTGTAACGTTCTCAAGTGGACAACTTACAGGAACACCATCAATCACAAACGTAGGAAGTGGATATGTTGTAGGTGATGTTCTTGGTATTACGACTTCTAATGTTTCTAAGGGATCTGGTGCTCAAATCACTGTTTCTGCATTGAATGGATTTGATACCTTGTATTTGACAAATGTTCAGGGTCAAGAATTTACTAGTAGTCAAGATTTGGTTGTTTATGATGGAGCAACAGCAGTATCTTACGCCAACACTGATATCACGTCTTCTGCAACTATAAGTGATCTTTATGATGGAAGAGTAATTGAAGTTACTCAAAATAATCATGGAATGCACGCAGATAACAATCTTGTAACTCTGGCAAATATTGAACCAAATACAATTCCAACTTCTCTCAATGCTGCTATTGGATCTGGTGCTACAACAATATCAGTAGCAAACACTTCTATATTTACAACCTTTGAAGGAATTTCCACTTCAACTGGTTATGTCAAGATTGATAATGAAATTATTTTCTATAACAGTGTTACTGCAGGAGCTTCGCCAGCAGGAACTTTGGGAATTGGGACAAGAGGAGTTGATAGTTCCTTAACTTCTACTCACGCTATTGGCACTAAAGTATATCCATACCAATTAAACGGTGTTTCTCTCACAAGAATTAACACCAATCATAATATTCCAACAAATTCTACTTTAAAATCTGCTGTAGATCTTGACAAATATTATTTACAAATTGGTCGTGCAGATAGAGCGTCTGGTGATAGTCAGTTAAGTTTCACTGATCAGAATGTTGTTGGTGGAAATGGTGCAACTGGTTCCAAGAACGTCCAGTTTAATTCAGTTATCCCCGATTTGAGTGTTATAACTCCTGGAGAAAATACAACTATTTCTGCTCAAATTAGGACAGTATCTGGAACAAGTGCTTCTGGTTCGGAAGTATCATTTATAGATCAAGGATTCGAGTCTGTGGAGATTGGTCAAGTTAATAATTTGAGTTCCACAAGAATAGTTGCTTCCAACATAAGCGAAACTACAAGATTAGAAGATTTACCAAGAAATAAATCATTTACTCTTGGTGTTGAGATGAATGGTAGTGAAAGATTATCCCCAGTTATTGATATATCAACTTCAAATATTACATTTATTAGGGACAGATTGAACAGACCTGTTGATGATTATGTTACACAGGATGGTGCTAATTCAATTAACTCCGATCCTCATGAAGCAATTTACGTTTCGCAAAGAGTAAATCTGAAGCAACCAGCAACTTCATTGAAAGTTCTTGTTTCTGCATACAGACATTCTTCTGCAGACTTTAGGGTTCTTTACGAGTTGTTTAGAGTAGATTCTTCTGCTATCGAACAATCATTTGAGTTATTCCCAGGATATGATAATTTAACTGACACTGATGGTGATGGATTTGGTGATAAGGTTATAGATTCTACTAAAAATAGTGGAAGGGCAGACGCATTTGTACCAGCAAGTAAAGATGGTGAGTTCTTAGAGTATCAATTTAGTGTTGATGAATTAGAACAATTTAATGGTTTTAGAATCAAAATTGTTTCTAGTGGTACAAACGAAGCATATGCTCCAAGATACAAGGATCTTAGAGTGATTGCATTAGCATGATAAGAGTAGAAGGACATAAGCACCTGTTTCGTGAAGAATCAGGTGCTATTGTTAATACTGATACTAATCAGTATAACGAATACATGAGAATAAAATCAGAAAAAAAGAAGCAAAGAGAAGAAATTAACCAAATAAAGAGTGATATTACGGAGATAAAATCTCTTCTAATGCACCTAATAAATAAAGATAGCAAAATATAGGTAGATACTAAGAATATAAATATCTAAAGGAATACTAATCGTTTCAAATAATGGCAGTTTATGTATCCAACATAGTAATTGAAGCGGGATATGACTTTGATACATCTTTCCAATTGGAGGATACCAGAACCAACTCGCCCTTAGTATTGACAGATGCTAGTACTGAAGCACAATTAAGGAAACATTACGGATCTACTACAGCAGTATCTTTTGCTTCCACAGTAACTAGTCCAGAGTTAGGAATTATTTCCATATCTTTGACTGGATCTCAATCTGTTAGTTTGAAACCAGGTAGATACGTTTTTGATGTGAAAATAACAAATTCTGGTAGAGAATATAAAGCTGTGGAAGGAGCAGCATTAGTAAGAGCAGGGGTAACCAGGTAATGCCAAGTATTAACGATAGGATTGGCTCACAGAATGTAATACGTGTTCTATCCAACGCCTCAGCACCACCTACAAGATTAATTAACCTAACTGATGTCAATTCCACCCTGAAGACTAGGGATGGAATGATATTGGTATGGGATCTTTCTACTGAAACTTTTTATCTAACAGATACTATTGATTCCACTACACATATTGTAACTGGAATTGCAACTTTTACTAATACAACACAGTCATCAGCACCAGCAAATGGTGCTTTAGTTGTTAGTGGCGGTGCTGGTATTGGTAAAAATTTAAATGTTGGTGGTCAGTTAACAATAGCTGGTATAGCAACATTTGCATCTAATCTTGATATTAACGCTGCTGTTGATATTTTAAATGGATTAACTGCAAACTCCACATTTAAATCAGTAGGTGTTACCACACTTGCTTCTGCTGGTGGTATTACTACTACTGGTGGGGATTTGTACATAGGTAGTGATTTATTTGTAAAAGATAATTTTAGAGTTGAAGGGGAATCAACATTTATTGGTAATGCCACGTTTAGAGGTGGAACGATTGGAATTGGTGATGCGAATACAGATAATATTAATGTTACTGGTGAATTTGTATCAAATCTGGTTCCAAATGCCGATAATACATACGATCTTGGTATTACAACCCAGAGATGGAGAAACGGTAAATTCTCTGGACTAGTAACAACAAATACTTTATATGTATCAAATGTAGCAACTTTTGATAGTGATATTTCTCTAACTGGTAATCTAAGCATTACTGGTTTTGCATCAGTAACTGAAGGTTTATATTACGATTCTGGGGACTATGATGGTCCAAATGGAATTGCATACTTTGATAACACTGGCAAATTAATTGGTGCTGCTAGTACAGAGAATGCATTAACAGAGACTTATTTTGTTTTAACAACAAACGCTGTTGGAATCCCAACATGGACATCTGTAATTGATGGAGGAGAATTCTAATGGCAAAACCAACCACAAGACAAGAATTAATTGATTATTGCTTAAGAAGATTAGGTGCTCCAGTATTAGAAATTAACGTTGCTGATGAGCAAATTGATGATTTAGTTGATGACACTATTCAATATTTTAATGAAAGGCACTATGATGGTGTCGAGAGAATGTATTTAAAATATGAAATATCTCAAGGTGATATTGATAGAGGTAGAGGAGCTTCTAGTTCTGGATCAACTATTGTAAATGGAAAAACTGGTGTTGGTATAACAACAACCACAGCATCATCTACAATTGTTGGTTCAGCAACTACATTTAGTTTCTACGAAAACTCCAATTACATTCAAGTTCCAGACTCTGTAATTGGAGTTGAAAAAATATTCAGATTTGATACTAGTGCTATTTCGGGAGGAATGTTTAGCATTAAGTATCAGTTATTTTTGAATGATTTGTATTACTTCAATTCTGTTGAGTTACTACAATACGCTATGACAAAATCATATCTTGAAGATATTGATTTCTTATTGACCACAGATAAACAGATAAGATTTAATAAACGACAAAATAGACTTTATTTAGATATTGATTGGAAAGCGCAAACTGCAGGTGACTTCCTAGTTCTTGATTGTTACAGGGCTTTAGATCCAACCGATTTTTCAAAAATATATAATGACAGTTTTGTCAAACTATATTTGACCGCTTTAATAAAAAGACAATGGGGTCAAAACTTGATTAAGTTCCAAGGTGTAAAACTTCCTGGAGGAATTGAATTAAATGGAAGACAACTATATGAAGACGGTGAAAGAGACCTTCAGGAGATAAAACAGAAAATGTCTATGGAATATGAACTTCCACCATACGACTTCATTGGATAATCATGTCACTAAATCCCTTCTTTCTTCAAGGATCCGCAAATGAACAATTTCTTGTTCAAGATCTTATTAATGAGCAATTAAAGATTTATGGTGTAGAAGTATATTACCTTCCAAGAAAGATTATAAAATCTGATCTTATTATAAGAGAAATTCAATCGTCCAAATTTGATGATACATTTCTAATCGAAGCTTATGTGAATAATTATGATGGATATAATCCTGGTGTAGATATTATGAGTAAGTTTGGATTGAAACTTACTAATGAAGTAAGTTTAACTATTTCTAGAGAAAGATTTGAAGAATTTATCGCTCCGTTCTTGGAGGGTATTTCATCAGGTATTAGAGAAGGAAGAATTACAGAATATGACTTTGCAGATTTGATTACAAGACCAAAAGAAGGAGATTTAATATATTTCCCACTTGGTGAGAGACTTTTTGAGATTAAGAGAGTTGAATCTGAAAAACCCTTTTATCAATTAGGATCTAGTTATACTTATGAATTGAGTTGCGAACTTTATGAGTATGAAAATGAACTTATCGATACTGCGGTTGATGAGGTTGATAATACTATAGAAGATGAAGGTTATATTACAACACTAACTCTTGTTGGAACAGCAACTTCAGCAACAGCAACTGCTAGTGTTGGTGGGTTTGGGATGCTTGGTAGAGTTGTATTGACCAATGATGGTTCTGGATATACATCAACGCCAGTAGTGACCGTATCAAGTCCATCTTCTGGAACTAGAGCAACAGCTGTTGCTATTACAACATCAATCGGTGGAGTGAAATCTATCAAGGAGATTCAAATAACAAATCCAGGAACTGGATACACAGCAACTAATCCACCAACAATTACATTTACAGGTGGTGGTGGAGTAGGAGCAGCTGCTACTGCTATTATTGTTGATAAAGGAATATCTGGATTTACGTTAACAGAAAATGGTGCTGGATATTATGATGCTCCAACAGTAACAATTGCAGGACCTTCAGTTGGTCAAACAGCAACTGCTACTGCTGTAATCGCCAGTGGAGCAGTGAATCAATTAAGATTTACAAACACTGGTTTTGGATATACCGAAGCACCTACAGTTACAATTGAATCTCTTGCACCGACAGGTGTTGGAACATTTAGTTATAACGAAACTATTACGGGTCAAACTTCTGGTACAGTTGCTATTGTTAAGGACTTTAGAACTACTACTTCACCAACTCCAGGAATACCTCCAATCACCAACTTAAGAATTTCTATAAATAGTGGAACATTCTATGCTGGAGAAGTTATTGTTGGATCTTCTTCTTCAGCAAGATACATAGTACAATCTCACGATACTGATACATATAATTATTCATATGATTCTAATGAACAGATTGAATCACAGGCTGACGGTATTTTAGATTTTACAGAATCTAATCCATTTGGAGAATATTAATGCTAGGAACTTATTTTTATCACGAAATTATAAGAAAGACCATTATTGGTTTTGGAACCTTATTTAATGAAATTTATATAAAGCACAAGCAAAAAGACGGAACAATACTTGAGGAGATTAAGGTTGGTTTGTCATATGGTCCAAAACAAAAGTACTTAGCAAAGATTGAAGAGCAGTCAAAATTAACCAAAGCAGTTGCTATTAATTTGCCACGTATGGCATTTGAAATGGTTTCTTTGGAGTATGATCCAACTAGAAAGACTGGCATAACACAAACATTCAAAGAATGTGATAGTAAAGGGAATGTCAAAAAAGTCTACATGCCAGTACCGTACAATATTGGTTTTGAATTGAGCATTTTATCAAAACTGAATGATGATGCTTTACAAATTGTTGAGCAGATTTTACCCAACTTTCAACCATCGCTGAATATTACTATCAATTTGATAGATTCTATTGGAGAAAAAAGAGATATACCAGTTACGTTGAATAGTGTTGATTTCCAAGATGATTATGAGGGAGATTTTACAAGTAGAAGATCTTTAATATATACTTTAAGATTTACTGCGAAGACATATCTGTTTGGTCCTGTTGCAGATAATCCAGAGGGTCTCATTCGCAAGGTTATTGTTGATAACTACGCTGATACAAACACAGCTACCGCTAAGAGAGAAATGAGATATACTGTGGTTCCAGATCCAATCGATGCTGAACCTGGGGATACTTTCGGATTCGATGAAGATTGGACATTCCTTGGTGATTCACAAGAATACAGTCCCACACTACAAACTGATATTTGATAAATCATGTCAGAATTCAATTCTATCGACGAAGCTCTAAATGTAGAGAGTAGTATTGTCAAAAATGATGATACTCCTAAGAGTATTCAGAAACCTGAGCAAAAGACTGATATTT